CGCCCAGCGTGTTCGGCGCTTCGATGATGACACCGTTGTAAACGGTGACGATGCCTTGCGCCGTGGCACCGGCTTCGCGCGCGAGAGCGAAGCAATCGGCAAGCGGCTGACCGATCGCATCGTCGTGCAGCAGCACATCGAGATTCGCCAACAACTCGCCGATCGCCGTGCGCGCATCGGAGCCGGCGCGGCCGTATTGCGCGACGGTCAACATCAGGTTTGCCATCGCATGCTGCACGATCGGCTTGGCTTCGGCGGCGTCGATCTTGAACATCAGACTTCGCCCGGGCCCAGCGGCGCTGTCGGCGCCTGTTGTATTCCGCGCGTCAGAATGTCGACGTTGCGATCGCTCATCTCCTGATGATATTTGATCACCGCGTCGCGGTTGTCCGGCTGCGCCTGCTTCGGCGGCGCGCCAAGCTCCACGAACGTCATGTCGAAAACACAATAGCCGCCGGCGCGATCTTCCTCTGTGAGCCGAAAGCGCGGGCACATCACGACTAGCTCGTTATACATCGCCCCCTTCATCGTCGGCAGCTTCAGCGGCTTGGGATCGCCGCTGATCAGTTCGTTGCTCAGGATGTCGCGCGCGACGCGATAGTCACGCTGCTTTAATTGCGAGCCGTCATTGCCGACGCGGTCGTGCGGATACTGGATGCAATAGCCGCGCACGGTGAACTCGAACGCCTTGCGTCCCATGTCCTCGGTGTAGGGCAGGTTCTTCTTGGGAAACTCGTGGACGACAACGCGCCTGCCGCTTTCGATCGCGTTAGCATCGCAATAAAAAAACGCATCGCCAAATGACGCCTGCTGCAGATCGGCGCGCCACGGGCTCTTGATGTTGCCCTTGCTGTCGTAAGCAAGATCGCGGATCGTCGCCATTTGTCAGCCTCAGATCGATATTGTTTCGTCGCCACCACCGCCACGGCGCGGTGCGGACTGCGCCGGCTCCATCTGCGTCTGCCGATCGATCTCGGTTTTCTTGAACAGGCCGTCACCCTCTGCATCGACCTTGGTGCCGCGCGGCGCCTTCACATCGACGCTTAGCTTGCCGGTGCCGTGAACGCGGTGTTCGGTGCCCCGATCGAGCGCGCTGCGATCGAGCGCTGCACTGCCGTCGCCATTACCGCCGACATTTGGCCGATAGAATTGGAATTGCCCCGTATTGAACCGGCCGATCCTGCCGTGCCCCTGATTTCCGCCGAGCCCGGCAAACTTTCCGCCACCCAGCTTTTCGTTGAGGATTGTGACGTGGCTGCCGGCTTCGCCCGTGCGGCCACTGCCGCGCCTCGACCACCCCGGCCGTGCCACCGCGACATCGCCGGGCTGCGCATCTTCCGCCGAGACTTCCGGCCCGACGTTGCGCCAGTTGGAAGCCAGCGCCCAACCTTTCGGCGGCGTGCCGCCGGCCGACTTGACGACAGCCGCCGCGAAGTCGCCGCACCATTGATCGTGCTGCGGATAACCTTGACTCGCCATCCATTTTGATAGCGCCGCCGGGCCCAACTGCGCGACCGAGTGCGCCTTCTCAATGACCGCTCCGGGTATGGGATGATCCCCGGTGCCGCTCTTGGCCTCGCTGGTCGTTGAAGAAACTGGCGGCATCGCGGCATAGCCTTCGGCCGCAGCGCCACGCCTCGCCATTTCGCCGCGAACATTTTTCGGCCGCTCATAAAGGCGGCTCGCTGTCGCACCGGCCTCGCGCGCTGTCTTCGTGGCACGCAGCGCAGCGCCCGCGCGCGCTTCCGGACCGCCCTTGCTCAGTTCCCAATTAACGGCGGCGAGTTGCTCCTGATAGGACATTTGCGAAAGCGGCTTGCCGAACTGTTTCTCGATCGCCTTTTGCCGATCGCCGTGCCACTGCGCGATCCCGCCCGCTGATCCGGCGTCGCCACGTGCGCCAGTCTTGAAGCCGCTCTCGGCGTTGAGATTGGCGGCGAGCCCGGCCGCCTGCTCGTGGCTCCAGCCCTGCGATTTGAAATATTCCATCGCTTCGGCTGCGCGACCACCCGCAGCACCAGCACCACCCTTGACGCCCGCACCGCCGCCGTCCGCCGGCGTGTTGCCCGCGCCCGGGCCCGTGCCGGGGCCGACGTGGCTGCCATTGGGCGCACCCGGGGAAGGCGTAGCAGCGGTAGGCGGCGCAGCAGCGGTAGGCGTGCCGGCAGACGCGAATGCGCGGCTGATCGGTGTGTCTGCGCCGCGCGGGCCGACTTCGCCGGGAATTTTGATGTTGCTCGGAAGACCGCCGCCGCCCGGCATCTGGAAGGATGCGTTCTGAATGCCGCCACCAGCGCCGCCGCCCGCAGCACTGCCGCCCTTCAAATAATTGCTGAAGTCGATCATGCCCTCGAACACGCCGACACGGATCGCGTTCTTGAACATGCCCGCACCGCCGCCGCCTTCATCACCGCCGGAATGCAACAGCGGATTGGCGCCGCCCTCGGTCTGGAAGCTGACCGGGTTCGCGACCGGCGCCGGCGCGAGAATTCGTCGCTTCCGTGCTGCCTCGATCGCAGCAGCGTTTGGCGCGCCGCGAATGTCTTCCTGCATTTGCTGAATGCGAAGATCGTTCTCCTTAGTTATGCTGTCGAAGTCGAGCGACGGAAGGCCAAGCTCATTGGGTCCGGCTGGCGCTGGCGGTGTTGGCGGTGCGAGAATTTTCCGCTTCCGTTCGGCCCTGATCTCGGCATCGGTTGGCGGCGGCGCCGCCCCGGGTGTGCCGGGTCCGGTTGGCGCCGGCTCATCCAGCGCACCCGGCGCACCCTTCGGATCAAGTCCAAACAATTTCTTGATCCCGGCCGTTGCCGCAGATTCGCCGGGCGGCAGTTCGTTGTTTTTCTGTGCCCTCTCCCACTGAAGGCGCAAGCGCTCAGCTTGCCGGCGCTTGGCCCACGCCTGCTGTTCTGCAGAAAGCGGCTGCTGCCCTGCCGCTGCTCTTTGTTGCCCGGCTTCGTCCGGCGTCACCGATTGCACAGTGTCGGGCGTCGAAGGCAGCGACAGGGCTTTTTTCAAGTCCGCAACGCCCTTGATCATAGCAGCGACAAATTCTAACGACTTGCCGATCGCGCTGCCAAACGCTTCCCAACTGCCGCCCATGTCCTTGATCATGGCGTTGATCGCAATCAGGCTCGGCAGCATCCCCGTCTGAAGTTTTTGGACGGCTTCATCATACGCCAGCCCCATCTTGTTCATTTCAACATTGAATTGCGCTGCGATGGCCAGCCGCTTCGCATATTCCTCTTGCTCTGCGGCAGTCGCGTCCTTGAGGCTGGCCTTGATCTGAACGATCGTCGACGGATCGGCGCCGAAGCTTCGCAGGAAGCGATTGCGCAGTTCGGCCGACTTGCCCTCGTCGCCGCCAGTGCGCTTCATTTCGTTGTCAAATATATTCTGCGCAGTGGTCACTATTTCGTTCATGGCAGATGCCATCTGCCCTTTGCTGGCAAAGCCGGTAATGCGCGCGATGAAAGCCTGCATCGCAGCCGGATCAGTGATCGCGCCCCTTATCAGGTCTTGGCGTAATTTGCTCCCCTCTCGACCCAGTTCAGCGAGTGATGTGCGAAAATTCGTCACGGCGGTTGCCGCCGCGTTGGGATCAATACCCATGAGCCTCATCTGATCGACGAGTGCCTTGAGATTTGCGCCGCCGACACCGAACGTCCTCGCCGTGGCGTCGAGCCTGACCACCTCGTCGGTGAATTTCTTCAGGCTCTCGATCGCGAAGTTGCTGATGAACGCCGTCGCGAAGCCGCCGAGCGCGGCAGCCATTCCGTGCCCCAGACCGCTGACCGCCGCCGACGTCTTCGACACCTCCTCGCGCATGCGGCCCATGCGACCGCCCAGTGCCTCGACATCCTTCTGCATCCGCGCAATGGCGTCGCGGTTTTCCTGCCCGCCCAAGGCACGCAAGTTCTGGCGCAGCACTGCCAGCCCCTGCGACGCGTTGTCGATCAGGGTGACTGTTAGTCGCAATTCTTCAAATTCAGCCATCGTCGCTGTCGGCCAAAAGTTGTTGCCGCCGCTTGATCTCGGCTAGCTCGATCGTCCAGCTAAGATGAAGCTGCACCTCATCGAGCGGCATGTTGAGGAAGACTTCCGGAGATTGCTTGTAGTGAAACGCGAGCCGGTAGCAGTCGAGAATCAGATCGCGCTCGTCGCCTACCAAGCGTCCGGAACGGGCAGAAAAAAATTGCGTAGCCGATACGCGCACGACGCCCAGTCGCGCGGGTCCATTGTTTCGAGGAACGGAGTCATCACGCCGCAGAGCGCCGTCATCATCAACGTCATCTTGCGTTCGTCCATCAAGACGTCGCCGGCGACATCGATGCGGACGGGCAAGCCGTAGCGGTTGATATCCGCGCCGGTTGGTTGCCGGAAAGACAACTCGCGTATCTCATTTCCCTTGTTGTCGCGGATCGCCTTGTTCAGCAGCTTCACCTTGATCGGCCACGTCTCGACGTAGGGCTCCGGCTCGGGCGGCGCCATTTCCTCAGGTGGCACGAGACTGCTATCGAGATCGAGAACATTATCCGGCTTCGCCACCGGCTCTTCGGCGACGAAGCCTTCACGCATTGGCTTGTTCATAGGGTTTCCTTACAGAGAAATTTCCTCGCACCATAAACCTTCCCACCTCACCCTTGCCTGCCCGTCGCGGGTGTTGCCTTCCAGCGCGCTTTTGCAAGTCGCACCGGCAAGCGTGTACTGTTTGTTATTGGCAAGCTGCGCGACGACCGTGACGTCCGTCTGCGCGTCAAGGTCTTCGAGATTGACTTCCGCCGTGAGCGAGATGTCGCCCTCGATGTATGGGACGCGCGGAAGCTCTTGGTATCCATGCACGCCGTCCTGTCCCGCGATCATGGTCCGCTCAGTCGGACTCGGCGAGACCGTGAAGTTGCCTCGCAACGGCAATTGATTGCCGTCGACCATAACGAACGCGATCCCCGCAAAGCGCTGGGCCATTTTCAGTCTCCTGATTTTAGAGGGGGAAGTAAAAGCGATCAGGCGGCGATAACGCCGGTGATGCCAAGGTTCGCGCCGGCAGCGATCTGGGTATCGACGCCGAGATCGTATTGCAGCCGGAATTGCGCCAGCACCGCGAACACGCGAAGCTGATTGATCAAGTCGGGCGGATACAGCACGTTGAGCCGGTTCGGATCGTTCGGATCACGCTCGACAATCAGGTTCTGCTTGAAGGCACGCGTGTTCTCGACCAGTCCGTTGTATTCATCAAAACGGTACTGCGCGATCAGTTCAGCCTTCGCGATCCCCGGCGTGACGATCGCCTGCCCCGGGCCGAAGCGCGTCCCGTCATTGGCGAGCTTGTGCCGGGGGAATTTGCTGGTGATGGCGTGGCGCTGGTTGCGCAGCAGCCGCGCCAGCGTCGCGAGCGTAGTGACAAGCTCGTAGGCATCATCCGGCATGCCGTAGAGATTGAGTTGATATGTCGTCTGCTCACGCGCGAGCATCGGCTGATTGTCGCTTCCGGTCTTCTGGATCGCGATGCCGTTGAGCGCGAGGCTGTTCAGTTCGGAAAACATGAAGCGATTTTGCAGCGGCGCCGGCTTGATCTGGTTGAGCGAGAGCGATTGCAGCGGGCGCGCCGGATCGTTGATCAATGCGCGCTGCGCCTTGGCCGCATAGGCTGCCGCCCATTCGAACGATGGCGACGGGCTTGCCATCTCGAAGCCGATCACCGACATCACGCCGGAATTGCGCGTGTTGCCGAACGTGAGCAGATCGGCATAGAGGCCGCGCTTGGCCGAGAAGACGTGGCCGAAAAGCTGGCGCTGCCAGCCCCAGCGTCCTTCATCCGAGAAACCGTATTCG